ACAATAGCTGTAGGGTGATCAAACCCAAAATCTATGCCACAGATTCTATTCCAGTGAGCGGGTATTGTAAAATCTTCGACCACAAGTTTATCGAGAGAGTAAGGGAATACCATACCTCTACCAAATACCGGCTGGCCTTTAGTTCTCATCTCCCGCTCATTAGGGAGGTACTGGGCTAGGATCTGCTCTTTTGCATCTTCATCTAAGTGAGGAGCCTCATCCCAACCAGCTTGTACTAGAAACTGACCTTTTTTCCTATCATTCATAAACTGCTGAATAACAGGAGTCATACCGCTTTCAGGTGTGAACGTCATCATAACGAACCCACGCTTATCAAGTGTTCGAGTTAAACACTGAGTGTAGATGTTCTGTGCTGGCTGCTCATCTAGCCAGATCCAGTCAAGCGAAGAACCCATGAACTTTTCTTCACCCATCTCGTATGACTTAAACGAGATCACTGACTCACCTATATGCACGCCAAAGGCATTGTGGAATTTAACTACAATACTTTCTACCGCATTAGGTATTTGTGGCTTTCTAACCACATCAACTACGCAGTCTTTAGGTATTGCACCAGAGCCACGCATTAATAAATTCACAGGATCACCTAGCAATTCTCTTTGCAAGATGTCCCGTGTGGTAACTGTACTAGCACCTGCTGCCCATGCGTTGATAGGCTTGGTAAACCGCTTACCTTTCCACCAGTCTGGGTACTTACCCGTCAAGTGACAAGCGGTAATTCTAGCTCCAGTATAAGTCTTACCGACCCTGTTGCCCGCCATTGCCAAGCACTGATTGTTCTCCTCTGTAGCATTAGACAGTAGTTCCTGCCAGCCATAGGGAGACCATTGTCCTATTTGATTAAATAGAATCCTCTCTTCTTTCTCCTTCATTAATTGAAGGAGCTTCTCTTTCTCAGCCTTGTTTAAGTTGTTTGACATTAGCAGATGATTCAATCAGTTCCGATAGTTGTTCATCAAGTTCTGCATCAGAAAGGTCTGATACGGTTTGTGTAACATTTAGTTCTTTAGGCTTATCATGGCCTGTTCTGTGCAGAATATCTTGAGCCGCTTTTAAACGGATCTCTGGTCGATTCTCTGGATCAACCATTATATCTTCAATAATCTTAGTTGCCAAAGAGGCAACCTGGTTCTCTTCAACCAGATCATCTCTTCGCTCTTTGATTATATCTTTTAGGTCTTTGTATAAGCGATACGCATTACCGTTGTCCGGTGCATACCCCGCAAGACGGAAAGCATCCATTACAGTCATCTTTGTAGGATCTCGGCCTTCGTGATAACCACGGGCCATAAGATCAACAAATTTGTCCTGCTGTTTGGTTAGCTTTCTTTTCTTTTGTCGTTTAATCATTAATTAGATTCTATTCGTGTTGCTGCTCGTGTGGCAGATTTTGTTAATCTATACTCTTGAGCTATACGTTTGTTATTAACTATAAACCCATTTGACTCAAGCTGGTTTACAACAACACCCAATGCTCTCCAGCCTCGGATTGCATCATTAACTTCAATGGTAACATACTCATTTGCGTTAAGTGCCGGAACTGCAAATAATTGTATTTCTTGACTAGGTTGTAGTGTAAAAGGGTTTGAAGTTGCTAAACCTGTTCGTGAAGATATATACATTACTGCTCTAGGAGCGCCTCCTCCAGGTACATAAGGGACTAAAGGATTAGCTTCTACTGCGCCAACACTAGGTCTTGATACTTGAAACAAATTGCCGTTGTAATCATATTTAACACCTACGTTTTGACCACCAGCTATACAAGGAGAGCCTATTACAGGTGTATACGTTGTAGGATCTAGCTGAGGGTTTTGAACACTACCATTAGAGCCTTGGTATCCTGCTGGTAAAGTAGCTGTGCCAACTATGTTAAAGTTTGTTTGCACATCAAGCGCAGGCTGAACTCCACTTGCAACATCAATAGATGCGCCTGTTCCTAACTTATAAATTGCAAGGTTAGACATCTTAGTTGCAACTGTTGATGCGTTTTCTTGATCTATTCCAGAAGTTGCTTCTTTGTAATTAAGAATAGAGCAGTTGTTAAATGTCACATCTGAGTTGTTTGTTTTATAAATAGCTCTTTCAAACCCATCCCATATGCAAGATTCTCCTTTAAATGAGAACCCTGTAATAGACCCTGAACACTGGATTGCCGGTCTTGAATCCGAAGCTTTTAACAAAGTTCTTTTAGCAATTACAGAGCAGTCATTACCAGTTCCTTGCGCTCTAAAAACTCTATTACTGTTAGCAGTTTTTCCAACTTTTGAATCGCTAATTAAAACTTTGCAATCAGCCGCAGACATATTAAATATATCAGAGTTTCCTGCTGTATCATTTTGAATTTCCATGTCGAAGACTTGGAGAGTATGTTTATCCTGATCAAAAAAGAAAGTATTTCCGTTGCCATTTGTTGTAAACGAAGAAACATCTCTACCCTTTCCTCGAATTTGAACAGGAGCTCCTTTAGGGCCAGAGCCTGCTGCTGGTGAATTATCATATCCATCAAAATTTAAGTTAATAAAATTAGTGTCAGTTAAAGCTCCTGAGTTAATAATATTAATAGAGCTTCCATGAGTGACTGTAGCTTTTAATGGAGCTCCTGTTGCTGTTAATGCTTTTCTAAGCGTTAACCAAGGGCTTCCAGGAAACCAACCGTCATTACTGTTGCTGCCGTTAATAGGATCGATGTAAAAAGCTGGAGCAAGAATATCAACTTGATCTTTCCAGTCTTCTTCTGTGACATCAACTATAACTGTATTATTGTAGCTTTTGCCAGGAACGCTTGGAGCGCTAAGAACTAATTTTTCTCCAGCAAAAAATATGGCTAATACAGATGAGTTTTTAACAAACCCAGGATTAGTGGTGCTTTCTTCTACTGTAATCTCAGCTATAATTTTATAAGAGCCAGGATCGGAAGGCGTTGAGCTTGCATAAATTTTATAAGCTCCATCAGAAGCTACAGTTGCATTACCGACATCATCAGTCCAGTAGTGAACACCATCCTTCTGAGTTCCGTACCACATTGTTTTATTTGAAAATGCAAGAACTTGATTATCTAACTGAGTGCTATAAGATAAATCACTAGCCCACTGCCATATACCGCCAGAAGCACCTGCGCTAGTTGCATCTGTAGCTGTGTAAAAATCTCCTAAGTCATCAAATAGTATCGACAAAGTTCTAGTCTGCGCTAAGTTAGCTACAGAGTTAAACCCATTAAAGTTGTCAAAATCTTCTGGAGGCGTGTTATTTGGCGGAAATGGGCTTATGCCATCCCAGCAAATTAATGATTGACCTGCATTTGCCGTTCCTGGATCGCCAGAATCTCCAGCACCAAAAATAATTTGTTTTGTTCTTGGGTTTTGAGCAACACAATGTCCATGCTTTACTTGATGGCCAGTAGTATTGAATGTAAAAATAGATGTAAAAGTTGCACCATCGTCTGCGGACTCTAAAATTCTAACAGGATCGTTAGCTCCACCTAATGTACGACTTCCGTTAACATTGTATTCGTAAAGATATATTTTCTTAACGCCGTTAACTTCAGTCTCAACAAAGCCATCATGCAACAAAGAAACTGCTGTAATTGGTGAACCATTATAATCACCAAGGTCTAAAACCTTAGTAAAAGTACCGGCAGCCCACTCTGAATCAGATGTAAAGTCAGATCTGTAAATAGAATATTGATCTGTAGCTGTTGTTTCAACAAGGTAAAACTTTCTTCCTGAACTTGTCATCCAAGCATCAGTTATTGAATTGCCGGTTCCAAAATTAATTCCAGTATCTTCGACAACTATGTCTCCTGCCTCTAAACCGCTAAGAGACCATCTGCCTGCAATTGTTTCTGTAGATTTTCCGTACACATAATTATCATCAGCGTAGTAAACAGCGTCGTCTATGAAATTTGATGGGTAAAGTCTTTTTAACATTATTTATTCCTTTAATTAGATTCTATTCGTGTTGCTGCTTGAGTAGCTGATTTAGTAACTCTGTATTCTTGAGCTACACGTTTATTGTTGATTATAAAGCCGCTGGTTTCGTCTGCGCGAATAACAACGCCCATTGTACGCCAGCCTAAGCTTACGTCATTTACTTCAATGGTAACATACTCGTCAGATCCCAACCTTGGTGCTGCAAAGATCTCTAGCTCTTGGCTTGGCTGAATTGTAAACGCAGAAGATGTAGCTGCTACTGTTTTTGACGATATGTAAGTTACTGCTCTAGGAACTCCTGTATCTGGTCCTGCTGATGTCGCACCTAAAACAATACTACTTGCCGCAACAGACAATGAAGGACTCCAATTATCGTCTGAGTAATTTAATTCAGTTGTTGTTAATGCTGCCGATGCTGACCATGCACATTGCTCGCCAAAGGTTTCGTTAGGTGCGCCAGTTTCTTTAATTACATCGCATATCCAACCCATTTCTTCTTCTGATACTTCTGGGTTTCCTGCGCCGCCTCCAGTGTTACCAAACTGATGGTTATATAAGACTAAGGGAACGCCCCAGTAACTAGCCCAGCTAAGCACTGCAAAAACGCTGCGTTTAAGTGTTTCTTCGCTTGTTCTATCGAAGTAGTTGCCAGTAAGTATTCCAAAAGCAAGGAAGCTATCATAACCTGTTTCAATAGGAAACTTATCTACCTGTGTTGTACCGTATAGTGAGTTTGGAGCGACTCCAACTCGACCGCCTAGCCATCCACCAGATTTTAACAATGCTGACATTCCTGCATTGTATGAGCCAGCAGAATACACATGAGATTTTACAACATACCCTGTGTTGTCTTTAATGTCGTTTTTATTTCCTAAGTATTCAAACTCATAAGCTCTTTGGTCATCTATGCTAAGCGTTACTAAGCTTGAAGCTCCTACATTGCTAATATCGGCAAGTACGTTTGCTATAATTGCATCTGCGCCTGTTGGACTATTAGTAGGTGCGCCAGTTAAAAGTGTTGCTGTCCAGCCGCTAACAGAGTTAATAGCTGATATTGCGTCAGTCATTTTTACAGCTAAATTAATGTTTAAGTTAGTTGATGCACCGGATGAAGTAAGAACTCCGTTACTAATAGATATGGTTACACCAGCTCCAGAGTTGATTATGGTTAAAGCTGTTGCGTTGTTATTAACATGATAACCAGTTCGGCCATGAGTTGAGATTTCATGCCCTTTGCTTCTTAAAAGAACTGAATTGACATTTGCCCAGTCGGCAGATGACATATAATTTTCGTTAAGACCAAGTTGAGTTGATAACGGATAAGTACCTTTTAATCCACGAGCTTCTAAAATATCTAACCATGTGTCCCATGTGCCACCATCAAGTCCGTCAGTTGGGCCAGTGTTTGCAGGTCGGCTATCAAGATAATTGTTTAAGTCATCTCGGCATAAAGCAACAGAAAACCTACGTCTTGGGCTTGAAAAAAGTCTAGGATTAAGTCCAGACTCAGTTCCTGTTAATGTTGCTGGAGATAATACTGATCCATCGTATCCTTTAGTAAAAGATCCGCTATCAAGAACAGGAAATGTTGCAACTCCACCAAAAATGTTTGTGCTTGAAGTTCCTGTATTGTTAATTACATCAGAAGCAGCATTTTTACCACCACCAACAAGGATAGGATTGTAATGATTAGCTACAGCAGAGCCTTCTAACTGGAACTCATACGATGTAGCTCCAAGGCTTACAAAGTTATATGTGTTAATAGTAAAACCATCTCGAATTCGATGATAAGAAGTCATATCGAATGACTGGCAGTTATATAGGTTCAGAGTGCCTCCACTTGTATCACCTCTAAAACCAAAACCCATTCGTCTACAGATTGTATTCCGAATAGAAACAATACCACTAGAGTTTTGTACTAATACCGAATACCCAGCGCTCTCTTTAAAAAGGCAATCTTTTAAATAGTCGCCTGAAGTTGCAATGGTAACTCTTGCACCATAATTAGCGTTTGGAATATTATAAAACTCGGCATTAAGAATCTTGCTATTTGCGCTTGCGCCTACAAATGCGTAATTTGATATTCCAGCACAGTCAACATGAAATTTAGAATAAGGGTTTCCAGCAAAGTCCCAGTTTCTAAAGGTAATACCTCTAGAATCGGTTACTGATGAGGTTGGTTGATAAGGATTATCAAGCGTAGATTTTACATAAACAACATCTCCCGCTAACGATGCGTTATAAGAAGCAATCATTGTTACATATGGAGATACTTCTGTGCCAGATCCTGTTTCCGTTCCAACACCGTTTTGTACGGTGCAATCAACATATAAATTAGTCATTATTTATTCCTTAATAATTTTAATATTTCGGCCTGGTTAGCCTTAATTTCTTCTCTTGATGCCGCTGCATTGATTGAGTCTTGCTTCAATAGAGCCACATCTACTTTTAGTGTGTGTACATCGTCCCTCATTTCTTCTGCTACAATCTGACCTTCATCTATGGATAGGGAGTTAACCTCAACCTGACCCTTCACATCCTGCCACGCCATTAACGCGAAAGCTATTGTTAAAAATATTGTTATTACGTTTGCTGGTGTGAATTTGGTGTCAAGACTCATATTACTTCCTTGCTACGCCCTTAGACTTCTCATAGCTACGCATACCACCAAGTCCAAGCATTCCTAGCAAGACTGGCAGCATAGTTTCTAAATCTATTAACGGGATTGTTATGTTAGATGAGGCCAACGCTAACGCAAAGTTAGTCATTGGAATGATTAAGAAGTTAGCCGCCATACCTAAACAGCAGGTCCAGCCTACCGCAGGTCGCCAGCCGCTAACAAATAATGAATTGTGTTGTGCTTCTGTTTTGTTGATTTCTAGCTGCGCTTTAATCTGCTCATGCGCGTTCTTCTCCGCCATAGTAGCGATCTCATGCGATAGCTTATTGCGAAGATCTTTGTCTGGTATAAACTTCTCTAGGAGAGAAGATACTGGGCCAATCAGAGCTTGTAGCATAAATTCCTATCTGCGAGCGAATGCGAGCAGCGCGCCGTTATTTTTAATGCCTCCCCCTAGCGAACGCTAGAGAGAAGCAGTCGGCCTGAGAGAGGGGTAGCCGACCAAGACAG